ACGAAAACAGGCTTTTATGATTTGAGCTCTTGTCATATCTCTGGTTTCTGCTCCTGCAGCAGTATCTTCTAATTCCTTTGTAGTTGATAAATTGCCAAGTGAATCCAAGACAATCATCATAGGTTTTTGTTCTGTTTCTAGATATGCATCTAAAATCTTTATTGACTGTGTACGAAATTCTTGTATGGTAACTACTGGAAGTACTACCATTCTTTTTGAATCAATACCTCTTGATTCTATAAGCTCTTTAGGTATTGCTGATTCTGATTCAAAATATAAAACACCACCTTCTGGATTTGCATCCAAAAATTGTTTAACCATTCCTAATGCAAAATACGTTTTACCTGTCGCACTTTCTCCCGCAAGAGCTGTAATTTTGTTAGAAGGTAGTCCACCAGACAGGCTACCAGAAAGAAGAGCGTTGAACAGGTAAGAACCAGTATCAATATAAGTGTTGACATCCCCCGCTGCCAGGCCTTCTTCCACGATTGAAGCATACTCATTTCCCGACTCCTTTATAAATTGTTTTAAATCCATTAATCCTCTCTATTTTCAGATTTTTCAACATCGAATCCTTTTGGATAACGACCACTTAATTTCTTAGTATTCTCTGCAAGTACTTCTTCAAGATCCCAATGCATAGTTATCAGAACTTGTTGTACATACCACATAACATCACCAAGTTCATTTTTTATTTTGGCTCGTAATTCTTCTGAAGGTGCTTTACCTTGAAAAAGTATCTTCTTCACCAAGTCCAGAAGTTCTCCACCCTCTGAACAAATTCCTATTGCTCCTGTAAGCAATCTTTGTGGATTAGCCCAATCTATATCACCATCTTGTAACTCCTTAATTCTTTCTAAAAAGACATCACAATCTACAGTAGCCTCACTTGTTACATCATCCACAAATATTCTATGTTGTATTACTTCGTTTGAATCCATATTCTCCTTTAATTAAAAAAATCTAATAATGTTGTTTGTGTTCCATATGACTCATCAATCATCCAACCAATAGACTCTGTAATGAATTTCAATGGTTCGACATACGACTTCACAAATTGTTTTTCATAATCTACATATTTTTGCACATCCAATTCCGTAGGACATTCTGTAAGAAAAGTAAATACATTTGTCTGGAATGGATTTGGGTTTTTTAAATATACAAACTTAATCTTTTCACCTTCCATAATCTCAGGATACTTCTTGATTAAATTCTTTTCCTTGAGCTGGTAGTTATAAAGTAAAGCACCCTTAACGTGCATTGGACAACCCTTCTTGAAAATACCATTCGTTGTTGCCCACTTACCTAATCCATTACATGATCTTGGAAATGCAATTAGATTTGGTTTAAGACCTAACCACTCCTTACGAAAATCCTGTATGAAAGTGTTAAGTTCTTTTTCTGTACCATTAATAATTAGTATTAAAGCATCTCTAATCTTATCTCGACAAACTTGTGGAGTTGATGACTTGACAGCTTCGATACCCATCATCTTGAGTTTTGGTTCTGCATACTGAACACCTTCAGAGTTATGAACATTCAGAATGTATCGTTTCTTTGCAGTCCAAATACCTTTGTCTGCAATGACCTCACGAGCCATAATCATCTTTTGTTCGTATGCATTTGTATAGTCTGCAAGTTCTTGATACTTTTCACCGATAAATTTCTCTATCGTATCATTACAAATAGTATCAAGAAACTTTACAGGGTCTTTCGGTTTCAACTTGTCAACTAATTTTTCAAAGGTAAGATAAACAGAATCGGTATCTGAAGCAATTACATAATCTACATCTTCAGTCTTTAGTAATTCATTCATATACTTGTTGAGTGCAACCTCAATCCATCTGATGGAAAGTTGACCACCATATGTTACCGCTTCTGCAATTCTTATATCATAGAACCTGAAATATTGGTTGCCCATTGCACCATATGCAGAGTTCAATGCAATCTTGAGTGCCATCTGTTTGTTCTTGTACCTAGAAATTGTTGACAATAACTTTGGGTCTTTTGTGTTCTCAAACTCTTGTTGTGCTTTTAACATCAACTTCTTGACTGACTTACGTTCATTATACATCTCCTTCAAAAGTTCTGGTACAAATCCAGCAAAAGACCTATTGAATATAGCTCCATTTGGAGTTACAGTTTCATCTTTCTTTAAAAAAGAAGTATCAAATTCCTGAGATAACATCTTGTCCACAGTAGGCACAGTTCTATGCATCCCCTTAATAGTCTCAGGAGATATATTGTACTGCATGATTAAATGTGGATATAGTGAGTTCAAGTCAAAACTGACTATCCAATTATGAAGCCCCACTTGTGGGTCTTTGACATAAGCTCCTGTATACATCTCACCCTTGTCTTTCCTGACAATCATGGGAATCTGGATGTTCTTTTGTCTCAAATAGTTGTACATAATAATATCCCACATTCTTACTTGTGAGAACACATCACCATAGTTACACTTTGCACTATATGCCATTGTAAAAATCAAATCAATCAGTTTCATCTTGTCCTCAAGACGATCTACTATTTCCACATCTTGAATATTATAATCAATGAATGATTGAAAATCATTAGTGTACCACTCACGATAAGTATCGTATGGATTTGGGTCTTTACGTTCACCCAATTCAACAAATGCAATATGGTCTAATCGATAGCTTTCTTGTGCAGAATATGTGAACTTACGATACAAGTCAAGATAGTCCAGTTGTTCCAGACCATTAATGTTATAACAAATATGTTCTTTCCCTTGAATGTAGATACTATCCTTGAAAACACTTTTCCAAACTGACAATCTCTTAATCTCATTTTCACCAAACCTATACTTGATGCGATGTACCAAATATGGAATATCATAAAACTTAGAGTTCCATCCTGTAACAACATCTGGTTTGTGAGTCTCCCAAAATCCAAGAAACTTTTGCAGTAGCTCATCTTCATCTTGACACTTAACATAACTTACATCTTCCCTACTGTTGGAATATTCACCAACACCAAAAACTACTATCTTTTTTGATTGTTGATTTTTGATTGTTATAGAAAGTAATTCTTCTATTGAATCTTCTACTTTGGGAAAACCATTATCAGACGCAACCTCAATATCAATAGTTACCACCAGAATATTATCCATATTCCATTTGATCTCATTCTTCCATGTATCAGAAATATATTGATAGGGATAACGAGTCATACCATAAACCAACCCAGGCTGATGTTCATATTGTTGAACAAATGCTCGTGCAGATTTGACTGTTTGTTGTTTGACAGGAGCTAAATATTTGCCTGCAAGTGTCTTGTAAGGTGTTTGTTTCTGTACTGGAACGTACAGGGTAGGTTGATATTTTACGCGATCTGTTATTCTTTCTCCGTTCTTTACTCCACGAATAAGAATATAGTCACCAAAATTTATTACATTTGTATAAAAATCCATAATATAATTATTATACAACAGTAAAACGAAAATGTCAAGTCTTTTCTATCCGTTTAACTGTACGTTAGGAAGTATGATTCCAGAACCAAATTTTGAATTCCACGCGTCTCTAGCTTCATCAACTGGATCAGTTATACAAATTGTCCAATCTAATTTAATAGATACGCTTTCATGTTTTGAAAATGGGGGCCAAGGCACAAAACTTATACCTTGTTGTGTGGGTATTAACTGGCAAGGATTTGCAATAATAACATCATCACTTATAACTGTTACATCACCAATAATTTCCTCGCCAGATTTTAACTTAACCAAGCGAATATCACTCATCTTTCTTTTTACCAATATTATATTTTTGTTCAAGAATCCAATCGTTCTTTTCTGTGAACGATAAAACCTTGATTTGACTCAATGGAGCTTTAGGTTCGGCTTCACCAATCATGCCGATTAAACCCCAATCACTTAATAAACCAGCAATGGTATTTCTTCTTTCAATATCATTTTCTGTAAGGCTTGATTTTTTTCCATCTAATACAAAAAGTTCTTTAAAATGGACAATGTAATATTTGCCTTTCTTATGAAGTAGATGACAAGACTGCCACAACTTCTTTTCTCTACGAGATGCAACACCAATTCTTGATAGAGTTTCCCTGACCTTCAGAAAATCATCAGGCTCTTTTAGGGAGACTTCTAACATATCATTTGATGTCCAATTTAAATTTTCATTCATTTTCCACCCTTATCTAATTTTGTTTCCATATAGGATATATCCTCATCCGTAAGGACATCCAGAACTTCTTTTGCTCTCTGGTCGCTATATCCAAAATATTCTTTAATAGTCTCTAAATTATTAATTTTAGAAGTTTTAAGCCAAGGAGTAAATCGTTTCCTTGCCCTAGTACTATTTAGTAGAAAATGAAATTGAAGTTTGTTATCTAACCCATTGTAAATGTTCATTTCATTTACTAATAGGATAGTGTCTGAAAATGGGTAAACACAACGATTTACAATATATGCAGGGTATTTCTTCTCCCACATCTCATCAGTTGTGTCCATCAATGGTTCTTTAGTTTGATTGATAGCTTTGAGATATTCTTTCAATTCATACATTATATAATGTGTAGGTAATAGTTAATTCTTCATCTTTTTCAATATCTTTACTAGTAACCAGAGAATAATATGTAATTACTGATTCTTCTGGTGATTCAATTTTATAACAATTAGAATCATCACTATGGTTGACAAATCCTCCTAATGGTGTGCGAATATAACTTGTTTCGAAGCCTGGTGCATAGATATGAGAAACACCCAAATGAGTTCTTTTTCTAATAGGTGTTTTCGCAAAAAGCCCTACCCCATGTATTGGGGAATTTCTTATTTCAACACAATCTGGTAAAGGTTTATACATTAGAAAAAGCTCGTCAAGTCTACTTGTTTCTTAGTTTTATTTAGTTGTCTATGAAACTCCTTATGTTCATGCAATTTCTCAAAATTTGAAACAGGATTTTCATGTTTTTCATCTTTAATATAATCCTGCAATCTACGATGAGCTTCAGTTGCATCATCTGGAATATGCAGTTTTGTAAATGGTGAAGTAGGGTCATCTTTAATACCCCATTGTCTTACCCATCTTCTGATGGTTTCCCATGAGTTTGAACCCTGACCATCTACCAAACTCTTATGGGTCTGGAA